GAAACTGTGCGCATCACCAACACCGAGAACGCGACCCGGATTCTGGTGGAGAACATCGTCAAACCATTAAAAGATGAACTAAATGCCACACGAACAGAACTGCAGGCCACCAAAAAGGAGATGGCCTCTACTAAGAGAGAAATGGCCCGGTTACGCAAGGCTGTCGAGGCTGCTTCCGATTGTCGTCATGCTGACTATTGCCCTGTGCTTTTCAAGCTGCGCGACAACCCAAAAGACGCAGACTCAGCAGGAGCAGACATCTTCGACTTCCGCGAAGAGCGACACGACAGCGGCAGTGACCAGAGTGATAACGACACAGACGGTGCCCGAGAGCCAGGTGCACATGGCGATATCCGTGGACAGCCTCCTTAAGCTGCCGGAGGGAGCGGCCTACCGTGAAAACAAAGACCGGGCGCATGTAGAGGCCACCCATCATGACGGCATAATCTATATCACCGGCACATGCGACAGCCTGCAACGCCAGGTGGAATATTACGAGGCACTCTATCACACCGCCCGCGACGCCCTTGAGCAGAAGCAAAACGAACTCATGCAGGAGCGTCAGAAACGTTCCGAGCCGTTAGGCAACCCTATCTTGATATTTGTGCTGGGGCTTGTCGGCGGAATACTCATAACAACAACCTTCAATTTCAGAAAATATGGCAAAGAATAAAAACTTCATGTACGGTATCGGCAAGCTCACCATCGGTGACTTCGAGGTGGGCTATATCGAGAAAGGTTCGTTCGACTTCGGGGGTAAGGAGCCTGAAAGCGTCGACATCGAAGCCGAGCAGGTTCCCGATGCTCCGGTGCTCTCTTTGGCACAGAAGAACGGAAGTATAGAACCGACCTTCAACCTTATACAGCTCAACTACGAAAACATCCAGAAGGCCCTGGGCGGCGAACTCGTAAAAAACGGCGAAGTCGTCACCGGATGGGAAGCCCCGTCGGACCTTATTGACCAGTCAGGCGAATGCACCATTGATCTGGTGAGCGGCCAACGCATCACGATTTACAACGGCAAGATTCTCGCCAACCTCGCCGGCAAGCTGACGCTTACAGAAACCGCCAAAATTGCCGTCAAACTCAAGGTTCAGAAGCCGACTGGCGGTGGCGCGCCGTATGCCATCAACGACATCTCCGAAAACGCTGGCTAAGGTATGGACGAAGCCACAATCCGGCACATAGAAATGGAAGGGGCGGACGCGCTTCTCGACGCGGGAGTGTCCGTGCCGCTGAAGAGCTTCCGCCTCCCTTTCAGGAAAAAGCCTGTCGAGATTCTTGTCACCATGCGCCGGCCATGCCTTGACGGACAGATCAGGATAGCGAAAACCTACCTCTCGATGGGTGTCACCAGTCAGCAGATGTGGGAATTCACCAAAGAGCAGGAGATGCGGTTCCTTGTTGAGCACGGCCCGAAGATAGCCCGAATGATCGCACTGATGATATGCCGCGGCGAACTCAAGCGCAGACTGCTTTTGGGTCCCATGGCGTGGGCGGTGCGTCATTGGATGAGCAACGACCATCTGCTCGGAGCCTTGCGTCGTTTCGTGTCGCTTATGGGCACCGACCCTTTTATACCTATTATCAGATCGGCGGAACGGACGAACCCGATGAAGCCGAGGACGAGCCAAAGAAGGAAGGGGAGTTAAGAGCCGGGTACGAAGGCTCCCATAGCCTCTTCGGGTTTGTGTGGCAGATAGCCGATGCCACGGGCTGGAGTGTGAGATATATCCTCTCCGGAGTGAATTACCAAACCCTTATAATGATGCTTAGCGACGCGCCCCGCTACGTCAGTCGCAAAGCCACCAAGGCCGTTTCCGATGCCAGTATCGAGGAAGAGGCCGAAGAAGTAGCGGGATTTTTCAGAAGTCATCTCGACAAATAGCATGCAGCCCGTAAGAATCGAAATAATATTGAACGACCGCGTCACCCCGGGGGCCAGGAGTGCCCGGGGTGGCGTTTCAGAGCTTACAGCCGAAACAAGGAAAGCGCAAAGGGAAATGGCAGAGCTTGACAAAGCCACCTCGTCCATGGATAAGACAGTGAAGAGGCTTGTCGGGGCATTCGCCATGAAGGAACTTGTGTCGAAAATTGCATCGGTGCGGGGTGAGTTTCAGCAGCTCGAGGTTGCCTTCCGCACCATGCTCGGCAGCGCGGCCAAGGCTGACGCGCTGATGCAGCAGCTCATAAAGACAGCAGCCACGACTCCATTCGGACTTGAAGATGTGGCAGGAGGAGCCAAGCAGCTTCTCGCTTACGGACTTGAGGCGGAGAAAGTCAACGAAACTCTCGTCAGGCTCGGCGACATTGCTGCCGGTCTGTCTGTACCGTTGAATGACCTGGTGTATCTCTACGGCACCACTATGGCGCAGGGAAGACTGTACACTCAGGATCTAAACCAGTTTACCGGGCGTGGCATACCGATGATCTCGGAGCTTGCCAAGCAGTTCGGAGTTGCCGAGAGCAAGGTAAAGGAACTTGTCGAGGCCGGTAAGGTCGGCTTCCCGGAAGTGCAGAAAGTCATCGAGAGCCTGACGGACGAAGGAGGCAAGTTCGGAGGGCTTATGGAAGCACAGTCCAAGACCATTTCAGGGCAGATTTCCAACATCGAGGACGCCCTGCAGATGATGTTCAACGAAATCGGGCAGCAGTCAGAGGGTATTATCAGCGGCACACTCTCCGGTGTGTCGTATATGATAGAACATTATGAGCGTTTCGGTCGTATATTGCTCGGTGTTGTCGCCACCTATGGTGTATATCGCACTGCGTTGATGACAGTGACCGCCATGAAGGGGTGGGCCACCGCAGCCGAGGCACTGCACTACAACTGGCTGCTACTTGTGGAGAAGGCGCAGAAAATGCTCAATGCCACCATGCTCTCCAACCCCTACGTCCTTGTAGCCACCCTACTCGCCGGGTGTGCCGTAGCACTTATTTCCATGAAGACCGAGACCGAGCGACTCAAGGAAGCCGAAGAGGAGTACCAAAAGCAGAAGGAAAAAGTTATTGAGGCAGAGGAAGAGCACCGCCGCAAGATTGAGGAATTGTGTTCAATAGCCGGCGATGAGGCAGTGTCAACCGACACCCGGCGCGAAGCACTGAACCGCCTTGAGATGAAATACCCTGACATCTTCGCCAAGTACGATACTGAGTACGAGAAACTCAAAAACATAAAGAAGATCAAGGAAGAGATTGCCGCCCTCGATGGGCAGAAATCAATAACGAAACCTCAGAACGAATTGGATGCGGTAAACAAACGCATAGCCGAACTGGAGGCTCTAAATATATCTAACCGTCAGACGCGCCAGCAACAGCGGTGGAATTATGAGAAAGGAAAGTTCGAGTATGTGACCGTTGTAATGAGAGAAGGACTGAGTCGGGATCAGCAGACCGAGCTAACGAATCTGCGTAACAAGCGTGACACCCTTCAGAGGCAGGTTCGCAAGGACGCGGTCAACGCATACTTCGAGAACCTCACAGGAATCAGCAACGATACCCTTGAGGCGCAGATAAAATACAGGGAGGAGCTTCTCGCGCAGATGACCCTTCAGGAGAAGAAGTACGGCGAGGTGACCGGAAATGTCAATACCAACGGCACATATACACGCGACGAGCTTCAATACCAGCTCAACAAGTTGCGCTCCGAGCAGAACCGGCGTAACAAGCCGGAAGATTCAAGTGCCGACTGGGCGGCTTCGGCTAAAAAGAAATACGAAGATGCCCTGAAAGCATACAACGACTTCATAAAGGATAGTTCCAACAGTCTCACGCAGGAGGAATTTGAGAAACGAGCCAAGACGCTCAAGGAAGCTGTTGATACCGCCAAGAAAGAATACGACAAGGTCAAGCCCGGATCCGACAAAGATGCTGAATCCGCTAAAAAGAAGCGGGAGCAACAACAGCGCGAGGAAGAGCGCCGTGTCGAGATGCGCCGCAAGCTCGGTCTTGAACTGACCGCGCTCCAGCAGGAGAATGACGAGGCCGAGGTGGCAGCTATGGAAGACGGACTTCAGAAGAAACTCCGCCAGATCAGGGAAGAATACAAGGCGAGAAAGAACGCCATAGATAAACAGCGCAGCGACTGGCAGACGCAGAATGCCAAAGCCGGGATGACCGGTCTTGGTGACGATGGGCTCACAGACGGCCAGCGGTCGGAGATTGAACGCTCAGAAGAACTAAACGAGACCACATACGTAGTAGCCACATCCAGGCTGTACAAGGAACTTACGGACCAGTACCAGTCCTACTCCGACAAACGCCTTGAAATCGAGCGCAAATACAATGAGGACATCGAGGGGCTGCGCCGTGCCCGCATACAGGCTGAAAATGACGGGAATGCAGATACGGTTGCCAAAATCGACCGATCTATTGCCGAGGCTATCAAATCAAAGGGGCAGGCTCTGACGGAGCATGATTTCGATGTGCTACGCCGGTCACCCGAATATGTCCGTGCATTTGAGGATTTGCGGGATACCTCTACTGAGACTCTTCAGGGGCTTTTGGAGCAACTTGAAAAAGCCAAGATTGCTGCGTCCTCCGTGCTTGATCCACAGGATTTACGAGAGTACACCACCACTATCCGCGAAATCATGGACGAACTTGACAGTCGAGACCCGTTTGGCACACTGTCGAAGAGGGCGGAGGAGTTGTCTGTGGCTCAGCGGGAACTCGCAACCGCCAAAAAGCAGCTCGACACAGTAACCAATGGCGGTCGGATATTTACCGGGTTTAAATCCGAAGGCGTCGATGCAAACGGCAAACCGGTAATAGTCGCCACCTATCTGAGTATGGCTGAGGCTCTGAAAAAATATACCGAGGCCAAAGACCGGCATACCAAAGCGGGCAATAACTTCATAAAGGCCGAAAAAGAGGCTAAGGACAAAGTGTCACAGCTTGCCGAAGCCATCAAAGGGGTCGGTGATGCCATCGGCGGAACCGCCGGAGAGATAATCGGTCTGATATTCGATGTGGGTACCTTCATCACGGACACCATTAACGGGATTGCCACGGTGCAGAAGGTCGGTGTCGAGGCTGTTTCGGCAGTTGAAAAAGCATCTATTATATTGACCATCGTGTCCACAGCCGTGCAGCTCCTGCAGAAGATCAGTGAGCTGGGCAACAACAAGGCATTCAAGGAATATGAGGCATACGCCGAGAAAGTTAAGGAAATCAATGCGCTTACCGATGCTGTAAGCCAATACCGGCTTGCGTTGCTCGAGGCACGACAGGAAGAGGATGCATGGTTTGCCGAGGATGGGATGCAGAACCTTAGAAAGTGGCGAGAATACCACGATGAGGTTTATGCTGCCTATGTCAAGAAAGCGTCTGAGTCACAGGCAGTGTATCGTAATGAAAGCGGCGGGGGGTGGCTGACAGGAGCTTTCAATTGGGTAATGGCTAACCTCTCCATTCTCGGATGGTGGGACGAATGGCGCGACCTCTGGGGCCAGGGTAGTTATAAGGAAGGTCAGACAGCGGCGATAAACAATCTCCGCATAGAAACACGTAAAAAGAGTAGCGGTTTCCTTGGCACCGGCATAGGCGGTCATTCCCAAAAGACCGAAGATCTTGTATCCTGGGCACGTAACAACGGCCTCGGGGAACTGTTTGACGAGAAGGGGCTGATAGATAAGGAACTTGCCCGGTCCATACTCGACAATTATGGAAACAAACTCGTAGGTCAGACCCGCGAAACTCTTGAGGCGTTGATTGAGCTCCGAGAGAAATATGATGAGTATATACAAAACCTCCATGAATATGTCAGTTCCATGTATGAGCCGCTTGTCGACAACTTCGTCGACAGTCTTTGGGACTGGCTCGACAACGGCAAGGACGCGCTCGACTCTTTCAAGGAATACGCTTCCGGCACCTTTCGTGACATCGTGTCCGATATGCTTAGGACAATAGTTCTCGATAAAGTCATAGGCACGTTCAGCGACGACATAGCGGCCATATATGAGAAATATGCAGAAGGCAAGATAAGCGAACAGGAGCTGATGGGAGAAGTGGCCAAACTCACCGGCGGACTCATAGATCGTTATGGAAGCAACATTCCCACACTTGAGGGAATCCTCGAGACTGTCGTCGGTATGTTCGACAAGTACGGCATCGATATACGCAATGCAGAAGGGTTCTCCCAAAGCGGCAAGGCCGGAGGTTTTCTCGCCATGTCTCAGGATCAGGGCACCAAGCTCGAGGGGCTGTTCACCTCCGTACAGGGGCATGTCACCTCTATCGATGCCAAGATAGATGATGTGACCGAGAAAATGAGCCGGGCGGAAAGCCTCCTTTCCAGGATTGCGGAAAGCACCCGATCAAACGCCGCAACGGCATACGAGATAAAGGATTTGATAATACAGATTATTCGAGACGGACTAAAGACACTCTGACATGGATGCACTGGAAGGACTTGTTACGATAAACGGCACCGACATTTGGAAAGAGTACGGCGCATTCCTCACAGAAGAGAAGCGCGGCGGTCGGGAGAACCTCACTGCTATAATGACACCGGCAAAGGTAAAAAGCCATGTGGGCGTCAATATACGCGAACGCGACGGCTCACGCTACTCGGCAAAACTCGATGTAAGGGATGAGGAGCGTGACGTCACCCTGCACTTTGCCATATTTGCTCCGACGGTCGCCGAATGGCTTGAGCGTTACCGGGCATTCATCGCCATGCTTAAGCAGGGAAAGGATGGGTGGCTGACAATACGTTTCCGACAGCTCGACCTGACCATGCGTGTGTTCTATGTCAGCAGTACAGCCTACAAACCGCTTTCGTGCCTTTGGAAAGAGGGGGTGCAGGCCAGTCGTTTCAAGGTTACCTTCAGGGAGCCTGAACCGTCATTCTAACCGCATTATAACACCGTTCAAACATGGTTCTGACAATATACGACAGGGCGGGCAATCCCCGAGCGGAACTCGCACCCAATGACAGCTCCACACAGGCAAAGGAGATACAGGGCGACAATGTTCTGACACTCTCCTTCTCGCTTTACGAGCATGTGGAACTCGATGTCGACGATTACGTTGACTTCGAGGGGGAGCGCTATTGGCTTACCGAACAGTACCGTCCCAAGCAAGTATCGACAAAGGAGTGGAAATACGACCTCAAGTTATACGGCATCGAGAGCCTGCTCCGGAATATACTTGTTATAAAGACCGTCGATGACGAGAACGACCCGGTGTTCACGCTCACGGCACCGCCTCGGGAGCATGTCGCCATGATAGTGAAATGTATGAACGACGGGTGGGACAATACCACTGACTGGAAAGTCGGGCAGGTCGATGGTACCGAGAATATCGTCATCGACTACTTTGGCAAATACTGTGACGAGGCTCTGCGTGAGATAGCCGAGAAAGTCGGAGCTGAATACTGGACGGAAGGGCAGACCGTCAACGTGTGCCGTTGCGAGCACGGCGAACCCATAACTCTCGGCTACAACAACGGGCTGACATCCATTAATCCCGGCAAGGCTGACAATGTGAAATTCTACACACGTCTGTGGCCCGTGGGTAGTAGCCGCAATATTGATCCGGAGAAATACGGCCATACCCGGCTACAACTCCCCGACGGCCAGAGATACGTCGAGGTCAACGCCGACAAATATGGAAGGGTCGACCATTACGAGGGCGATGCCTTCGCAGACATCTATCCTCGGCGCACCGGCACGGTCAGCAGTGTCCGATCCGAGGTGAAGAAGGGTGCGGACGGGAATGATTTCACCATCTACTACTTCCGTGACAACAGTCTTCCATTCAATCCCAACGACTATGAGATAGGCAGTCTTGTAAAGCGTGTGTCATTCCAGGAAGGGAGCGAACTTGCCGGACTTGGCGACGAAGAGGACGGTACATATTATTTCGAGGTCAACTACAATGCCGATACCCGCGAGTTTGAGATAATCACAATCTGGCCTTATGACAACGACATACAGCTTCCCGGCGGAAGCCTTATACCCAAGACCGGTGACAGATACATACTTTGGAACCTGCGCATGCCCGATGAATACTACGGGCTTGCCGAAGAGGAATTCCTGACAGCGGTCAACAAATATAATTCAGACCATGCGCTTGATATATCCGTGTTCAAGGCTCCGACTGACCATGTATGGATAGAGGAACAGCAGGCCGATCTCTTCATCGGCCGCAGGATCCGCCTCGAGAGCGACAAGTATTTTCCAGGCACCGGCTACCGCGACAGCCGCATCACAAAGATAACCCGAAAGGTCAATCTCCCTTCTCAGATGGACATCGAGATAGGCGATGCGCTCAGTCGTACCTCCAAGGCCAAGATGACCGATGATATAAGCGCGGCCAGGAGTTACGCGCAGTCCATCGGTGCGTCGATATCCTTGCCCGACATTATACGCACATGGGACAGAACGGCCCCGACGGACAACAATCTATTCTCGGCCCGGCGTAGTCAACGCGAGTTTATCAGTAAGAATACTCCAGATCGGGCCAAAAAGAAAATCATCTTCGACGAAGGTATAGATGCCGGCAATTTCATTCCCGGCACACAGGGAGGCACCATTGACGGTGACGGCAACGCCGAACTGCTCACGCTTCTTGTGCGCGCCCTGTTGAGCAGTCCGAAATTCGTAGACGGCTTCGCCGGAGAGGGTTGGCGTATATGGCTCGAGAACGGGCTGTCGCACATGACGGTCGACAAGCTTACCGTGCGTCAGATCATGACAGTATTCGAGCTGCTCGTCGAGAAGATCCGGAGCGTAGGCGGCCAGATATGCGTGTCGGCGGCCAACGGCAAAATAAAAGAAGTTCAGAATGTCAACGGCCATTATATAATCACATTCGAGCAGGAGAATACCTTCGTCGCCCACGACCTCATGCGCTGCAAGACCTTTACCGGCGGCAGCAAAGACTACTGGGTGGAGATAGCCGATGTAAACGGTGACACGGTTGTGATTCCGGCGACGGAATTTGCCGGCTGTGAGCCGATGCCGGGTGACGAATGTGTGCTGATGGGTAACACCGTTGATTCGAAGCGCCAAAACCTCATACTCATATCGGCAACCGAGGATGGTCAGCCCCGCATCGATGTCCTTGATGGTGTCCGCGACAAGAATTTCTCCGGCTGTCTGCGCGCCCGGTTCGGCAACCTTGACGGCATTACCGACGACTGGTTTCCGGCAGACAATCAGCCCCACGGCAACGGCGTGTACAGTGACAACGCATATCTGCGAGGCACGTTTCTGTTGGTTACAGGTGAGGATATAAAGACGAAGTTTGAAATAGTCGAGGGTCGAATCACAAGTTCCATCGAAGCGGTGCGCCAGGACTTTGTGGCAGACAAAGGTTATTTGAGCAACCCGACATTCTCTATGGGTATGGAAAAGTGGGACACCTCCAACGAGGCCGTGTTCTTCCTTGTCGGCAACAAATGGCTTTGGGTCAATAACAACGTCCTGACAAAGAAAGGGAACTGCGCGAGTGTAACCCGTGATTCAGACCGCATTGTCGTCAGGATCGTTGACAAATACATACTTCAGAAGAATGCAGACTTGCGCAGCAGACCCACGTTCCGCACCAACTCCGACGGCAAGAAAGAGCCGTTGCCGGTGTATCTGAGCTTCTTCTACAAAGTAAAAAAAAGTGGGGTACTGAAAGTCGGTTTCGAGAATGTTGACAAGACCGGTTTCGAGAATTTCAATTCCTTTGAATATGCAACAGGGCTGAATCCCACCGACGGCTATCAGCAGTTCACCTGCGACGGACTTTGGAACGGAACCGGTGATTTCAAGCTGAGTTTCACCGGTGAGATATATCTGTATATGCTTGTGCTGTCCACCGACAAGGTCGAGGCACTTACATATAAATATCGCACTCTGTTTGAGCAGAGTGAGAAACTGATAAGAATTTCGGCGCAGAACTTTGGCCCCGATGGCAAGGTGCTTGCCGAATCTGGCATTTTGACAACCTCACAAATGTCGGGTTTGTATGCCATCGACAGCGAAGGCAATCTCCGATCGTTTGTTGGTGCTGGGCAGGACGGCGTAAAAATCAAGGCTGAATACATCAAACTTGAGGGTATTATTACGGCAAATGGAAATATTCAGATTAAAGAAGACGGAAGTATCGTGGCTCACAATGGTAAGTTCACCGGAGTTCTTAATCTGTCTGCCGGGTACAAAGGATTCACCAATGGCAATAATATAATCCACATGAAGCCATTAGAGGCGGGCGTTGTAAAAAATATGACATTCCCTTGGGATGATGTATATGAAGATATAGGGAAGGTAATTCGTTTTTACAATTCGTCGCCTAAAGGTGGTGGAATATACACTTTCGGTCTATACTCGTGGCGAGGTGCAAAAGATGGTTCCTACGGCCACCAATATCCTACTTATGATGTGGTAGTGCTTCCTCAAGAAACTGTAGAGATAACGAATTTCTTGAAAAGCGACAATGAAAACAGCTACGAGTGTGAATGGATTATGACCAATAGATTCGGCCCGGAAAATTTTAGAGAAACAAACGGATACTTAGGCCGTTTCCCGAGAATGCTTGCGCTTGGGAGGCTTTCTTATAATGAATCTTCAAAAACTGCGATTATAAATGGAAAGTTATGGGATGACCGAAATATGGGTAGTTACATGACAGTTGAACGGTCGCAAGCCGGGCGATATGTTGTGTCATTTGAAAGCGGACTTTTTCCAAATGGATATAAGGTCATTGTTTGTGGGTATGGTTCATGGACGATTGACGCTCGTGTGTTTGAGGTGGCCAACGATCATTTCTCAATTGGTATGTCTGATGACGAAACGGGCAATGACTCAAATTGCGAAATAATGGTGCTTGCACCTATTTGGAGTTATAATGCGTAAAATCAGAAATATGACAAAACTTAATTTTCAAAGATTCAAGATTCCGGCAGGGATCAGTAAGTCTGTTTATAAAACAGGAGACGCGCGAGAGAGTGTGGCAGATATGATTTACATTAATGTGAATGGGATACGTGCGCATGCCCTCGCAATGAAAATCTACCGCAGTGAGGGTGTTACCGACTATACCGACGAAGAGGTACGCACCATCACCGAGGTTGCGGCCAACTACGGCACCCCGGCATTTATCGACGGTCTTAACGAGCAGATAAACAACCAACCCCAAAACGACTGATTATGGCACTGACACAGGCAGACAAGAACGAGATGCTCAACGCCCTCAAGGCTGAGAGCCAAAGCATAGACGGACTCCCCGTCGTGGCGAGTCTCGACGGCATCACCACACTCCCGGCCATACGTGGCACCGAGGTCGTAAGCGCACCGGTGTCGCTTCTGCGCAAGCCGGCCGATGACGCGGCGAAGTCCGCCACAGCAGCGGCCTTAAACGCAACCAATGCGACTTTACAGACCAACGCCGCACGGGACGCAGCGTCACAGGCCGCGACTGTCGCTACCAACGCTGCAGCACAGGCCCGTGATGCAGCAACGGCGGCGAATGACGCAGCCGCACAGCTTCAGAGTGCGATAGAATCGGCACGCCGCCATCCAATAGTACTTGTGAACGACATATTGGGCGACTCCGAGCGGGTATTCACAGGCTGGAGCGCGGCAAAGGACGCTCTGGCCGAACACTCGCAGTCCGACGGGGACGAGTATATGTCCATCGGCTGTGTGATGATATTCAAGGGGTCCAAAGGCTGGGAGTCGTGGCAGTTCGTCGGTGATCCTGATGATGACATCTCCGACGCGACCAAGTGGATACCGTTCGCCACCGCCGGAACCGGAAGCGGCAGCGGATACTATAACGTCACCGCCCTGCATCCGCTGACCACAGGCTATTACACCAAGGCGACCGCCGTGGCTAAACTCGCCGAAGCCGACATCGATGACGATCAGAAACGCGGCATGATCATCACATTCGAGAGCGCCGCCGGCAAGTGGGAGGACTACCGCTTCATCGGTACGAGCCTAAACACCTTCACCACTCCCGGCGCATGGGAGGAGTACGGTTCAAAGAACACAGTCAGGAGTATCACTGTTAACGGCGAGAAAAAGACCCCCGATACCGAGGGGAATGTCGGCATCACCATCGACAAAGTGGAGGTCGACGACAGCCTCGATCCGTCAAGCACCAATCCCGTGCAGAACAGCGTTGTCGCCGGCCGACTCTCCGAACTCGAATCCGGTACGCTGTTCGGCAGCGAGGTCATCGAGAACGATGACGGCACCGTTACTGTGCAGCTTTCGAGCAAGAGCTCTGTCATCACCGACTTCACCATACCGGCCGGAGGTGGCGGTGGCGGGGAATCCGCAGGTACAAAGATAGTCCTCAATGCCTCGCTGAGCGCATCGACCATAAAGGAAGGCGGTTCAGCCATGCTGACATGGGGCTACGACCATCAGTTCACCGGTGAAGAAGCCGGACAGAGTACAGGGCAGAAAGCCACGGTTGAAATCATCGTAAAGCGCGGCATTGTCACAACATACAGCGAAACGAAGCAGGATGTCGGCAAAGGTACTTACACGCTCGATCTCACCAAGTATCTCCTGCTCGGCACGAGCGACATCTACATCACCGCTACCGCGACAGATCCGACCACCGGCAAGCAGCAGCGCAAACCAGCCTACGTCAGCATCAAGGTCGTAAGTCTGAGCCTCTCGAGCAGCTACAACATCGCCGCCGGGCTTGCGCAGGGTGGTTACGATACCCACGACAAGGTCGAAATCCCCTACGCAGTGTCAGGAGCCGGCACGAAATCAGTTATACTCTATGTCGACGGTGTGCAGCGCAATCTCCATGCCGTGACACGTAGCGGTACCACCAACTCCAATTTCACCCTTGATATGGCAGGATTGTCGGTAGGGCGCCACACAGTCCAGATAGTCGCCGAAATGGAGCAGGACGGGCTGACATTGCGCAGCGAGAGCATCTACTTCGACATACTCAAGCGCGGCAGCAGCGCGCCATTCATCGGTACCAAGATTATCCACCCTGACGGACGCATAATCACAGGTGTCTCCCACGTCCTTCCCGTCATTGATGCCGGACAATACGAGAAATGCACCTTTGACTTTGTCGCCTACGACCCCTCCGTAGTTCCTGCAACCGTCGAACTGTGGAACAACGGCACACTGGCGCGTACGGTCAGTGTGCCCAGAACTGTGCAGACTTATACCAACCGGTTCACAGAGAAAGGGCGGCAGGGCCTTCTGCTGATGCTCGGGTCGGCTGTATACGCCATCTATGTCGACGTGGCCGAGAGCGGTATCGACATCGGTGAAGCTCAATACGGTCTTCAGTTCAAACTCGATGCCGCCGGACGCAGCAACGACGAAAGTCCAGAGGATCGATCCAAATGGGAATCCAACGGCATTACGACGTCATTTGAAAATGTGGACTGGGGTAGCAGCGGATGGATAGACGGAGCCTTGAAGCTCACCAACGGCGCACTGGCCACCATCGACTACAGGCCCTTTGCCACAGACGTCAAGTCCGGCGGCCTGACAATCGAAATGACTATTCGTGTGAGCAACATTATGGACCGCACAGCCTCTGTGGTATCTTGCCTCGACAAAGGGAAAGGGTTGCTCATCACAACCTCCGAGGCGAGCTTCCGCACCGGGCAAACCATCACTTATACCAACGAGGATGACGAGCAGGTGACACGCGAGATCAAGCTCGCCACTAACATAGTCGAAGGAGAGTGGACAAAGGTCGCTCTCACCATCGGCACAGCGGCAGAGGACAGGCTCATGCAGCTATACATAAACGGCAATCGCACAGGTGCCGACATTTACGACTCCGCCTTTAGCTTCCGTCAGGATACGCCGCAGGAAATCACCATCGACAGCACCGAGGCCGACATTGAGATCAAGAGCGTCAGGGTCTATAACCGCGCACTGAACGATGATGAGGAACTTGAGAACCGCATAGTTGACTGCGACACCATCGAGGAGATGATGGGAGAGTTCTCCATAAACGACATCCTCGGTGACAACGGCGACTTGGATCTTGACAAGTTGCGCGCGCAAGGCAAAGGCGTGCTGCGCATAGTCAGGAAAAACATGCTCGATGATGTCTACGAAACGAATAATAAAAAGACAGACTTCCTTGCCGACGTCTACTTCTATTCGCCGCTCGGCCCGGACTACGACTTCATACTCACCAATTGTTATATCCGCATACAGGGTACATCGTCAACCAAATATCCGAGCAAGAACATACGCATCTACTTCACCAAAGGCAGCGAAAAACTCTCCATGACTGGGAAAAACGTCCTTGAGGGCAACAAGTACAGGATGCGCCCCGGTGCCGTGCCTGTGTCCATCGTCTGCTGCAAGAGTGACTACTCAGACTCGTCGATGTCGCTCAACACCGGCTGGGCCAAGTTGTTCAACGATGTCATGAAGGAGCTCGGACTGCTTACCCCTCCGCAGCGCCACCAGTACGAGCAGAGCGGCAACAGCCTCGCAGCCATAAACGTGCGCACCGCCATCGACGGTATGCCAATTGATATATTCTGTGCCGAAACAGCCGACGGCGAGAATGTCTACTACGGCCAGTATAACTTTAACAACGAGAAGAGCAAAAGCGGTCCCGTGTTTGGCATGGAGGGTGTGGAAGGCTACACCCCGTCATGTCCTATCGCCCTGGAAACCCTCAACAACACCTCCCCGGTATGCCTGTTCTCGACCAAGACTGACGCGGAACTTATCGAGAAGTTCGACAATGGGGCCGAGGTCAACTACGGCATCGACTCGGCGGGGAATGTAAAAACTGACGGCGACGCAAAATGGGCCGACCTTTTGCCGGCGCAGCAGCAGGCGATACGGCGTCTGCATTCATGGCTACGAAGCTGTGTCCCCGCCGGAGCGAAATCCACCGATCTATCCACTTACACCAGTCCGAAGTTCAAGGCCGAGATAGACCAGTATTTTGACAAAGACTTCATCCTCACATACTACATCGACCGCGAATACGGCCTTGGCGTCGACCAGTTTGTCAAGAACATGATACTTCGCACATGGGACGGTCTGATATGGTATATCACCTATTATGACGGCGACACCCAGTTAGGCAAGCGCAACGACTGCTTCCTGGTATATCCCTACACCACAATGCGCGACACCTGGGACGCCGAGGCAGGCAAGTACGCAATGGAAGGCTTCGACAGCGTTTTGTGGAACCTCGTGCTCGCCAATCTTCAGGATGACCTGAAACGCTGTGCGACCAACTATCGCTCCGTCATGACCACCGAGCGCGTGCTGTCAATGCTCAACGACGAGCAGAGCGGAAACTGGAGTGACCGCGCCTTCAACAAGTCCGGCTACCTGAAATACATAGCCCCGGCAACAAGGACTATGTACGGCAAAGTATGGCCCTTCATCTACGCCCTGCAGGGCAGCAACAGAAGCCACCGCACCTACTTCATAAGGAACCGCTTCGCCCTGCTCGACGCCAAGTACGGCACGAGCAATTTTACATCCGACAACATTGACCTGTACATGGCCCGAGCAGCGGGAGATGCGGCCGACACCCTGCGCATCACCGCCAACGAGCCATACGCTTTCGGCTACGGCACCAACAACACCCAGAACCTCGCCAACACCGGCATAGTCGATGCCGGCGACACCGCCACGCTCGACATCACCGGGGCCTATACCGTCAACGACCCACTGCGCGTCTATGGCGCAAGCCGTATTAAGGCACTCGACATGACAGGAGCGGCAGGACATCTCAAGAATGCCCTCGATCTCGGGAAATGCTCCGTGCTGCGCGAACTCGACCTTGACGCACCCCAGGGCGGCGGCTCCACCGGGTGGTGGCTATCGATAGGCAACTGCCGCCAGTTGCGCAAACTCTCCCTTCGCAACCAGACACAGGCAAAGACCGGAGGCAGCACAAGCACCGCCCTCGACCTTACAGCCCAGACGAGGCTCGAGGAGCTCGACGCCCGGGGAACTAAGGTGCAGAGCGTCAACTTCGCCAAAGGAGCACCGGTGACAATCGCAAGGCTCCCGGGCACCCTCACGACCCTTCGCCTTGAATACCTCTCAAGACTCACCAACGGCGGTCTGACGCTTGAAACCTACGGCAACGTGCGTACCTTCATTTTTGATAACTGCCCCGGCATAGGGTGGGAGGCACTGTTGAACCGATGCTCCAACGTCGACCGTCTGCGAGTCACCGGTATCGACCGCGAGGACGACGGCACATGGCTCAACAAGTTCATGGCGATGGGCGGGGTCGATGCAGAAGGCAACTTCACTGATACCTGCGCACTTGTCGGCACCGTAAGACTGACAAAGTATATCGAGCAAAGCCGCTATGAGCAGATGTGCGCCCACTTCCCCGAATTAAATATCGTGCAGCCCGAGTACACCATGATCCGCATCGACAATATCGCCGATGACGCCAGCGTGACCAACCTTGACAACGGTACCGGCTATCTGTTCGGCAACGACTATGTCATGAGCGGCCACCTTGCGGCTATCTTCGCAAAGCGTCACCGAGTCCTCGCCAAAGTCACGCGCAAGCCGACAACCAGGACAGTGCGAATGGCCAACAACGATGTGACGGTCAACAATCCCGACGGTGAGATGACCTACTATCCCCTCCACGATGCCAACTCCAACTACTACGCCGATGCTGAGGATATTGCCAACTGCACCCCGGCAAAGCTCGACGGCAGTGAAGGAGATATTATGATGAACGAGCCGGGCATGTGGAAGAAAGGAGTCAACGACTATCTGAACGGCAATGTCAACTACTGCTGCTACAGCTCCAACGGCAGAGATAAAAAGCCGGCGACCCCGGAGGTGGACATACTCACCCTTGACGACCTCAAGGCCAAAGCCGGAGTAAGATCCGGCTGCAAGATAGTCGGCAAAGATACGCTTGCGGCCTCATACACCACCGACAGCACATACTCCGTGTGCCAGGTGGATGTGTCGAATCACAAGCGTGTGCGGTTCCCGAGTGTGCCCGGCTCAAGTCTTGTCGGGTCGGTATTCTGTGATGCCGCTGGCAATGTCATCGAAAACATCGTCGTGCCTACACTGTCCAACAAGTTCGAGGCAGGCATGTATCTGATAAAAGATATACCAGAAGGAGCGACGACCTTGAACTTCTCCATCCTAAATACCGCCGAGTTCGACATGGTGGTACTGTCAAATTCCGACAAGATCGAGGACATGGAGCCGGAGTGGTACTACGACGATGAACACCTTTGCGCTGTTCTGGAAACTGTGATTGCCGGGGAGAAATTCCGGTCGTGCCTGACCGGGGGCAGCTCCATCGCAAGCATGACGTGGACAGACTTCCACTATTATAGCCAGCAGAGGGGTATGCAGCAGATAGACGCGATGATGCACTCTCGCATCGCCAACCTCTGTTACGCCTTCTACGGACGACGCGACATGCAGGAGCAGTGCGGCGCAGGCTCCCATACAAATGCCCGCACCATCGGAACCGACACCATGACAAGAGGCATGCAGGACACGGTAGGATATGAATATGCCAAGGCCATAAATCCAAATGTCACCAATTCGATGATTGAGAACCTCGTGCATCAGTATGCGTGGTTTGTGGACACCGATTCATTCGGGACCAAGACTGTGACTCAGGTCAACAACATCTGCTGTCTGGGCTATGTCAACACATACGGCCACAAATATGAGATGATGGATGGGGTAGACCTCCCCAACGATAGCGGCAATGCCGGCAAATGGCGTATATGGATGCCCGACGGCACGACGCGTTATATAAAAGGCACGACAAGTAACGGATTATGGATAACCGGCGTATGGCACGGCCTGTATATGGACATGGTGCCAACAGGCACATTCATGGGAAGTTCGTCTACCTATTATACTGACATTTATTATATCTCCACCAGTGTAGGCCGTGTGGTCTATCGCGGGTACTACTACGCGGACGCGTATGGCGGGGTATCGTTCGCGAGTGCGACTAACGATGCTTCGTACACGAGCACGAATGTCGGCTCGCG